TTTACGTCGTCAATTTCCTCAATTCTACTAAGTAAGAAGATGAAGTATCTCGTCTTGGGTCCAGCATCCATGGCTATATACTCACTCATAGGGACTTTAAAAGCTCGCGAATCTCAATTGGCTGAAGTTCAAGAAATCTCAGGTTCTTCAGCTGGATCCATATTGGCGTTGTTTTTGGCACTGGGTATGTCGGTCGACGAAATTTTGGATATTTCTCTCAATTTGAACATTTCAAAATTGGTGAAGGTACGTCTCGGTTCATTCTTTACTAAATTTGGTTTTGTGTCGATGACTCCAATCCGTAAAAAACTTGTGGATATTTGTGGTTGTGACCCAACATTCAATGATTTGGAAATGAAGATATACGTTTCTGCATTTTGCTTAAATACCAATGAAACTGTATATTTTTCAAAGGATACACACCCGGATATGAAAGTAATTGATGCAGTGTGCATGAGCATCGCTATACCCCTCATTTTCTCATGTGGTAAGTACGAGGGTAAAACATACGTGGATGGTGGTACACAGGAACAATTTCCCATCAACCCATTTCTAAATAAAAAACCACACGAAGTGACGTGTATAAAAATACGAATGGATCGCATATTTCAGGAAGATATAGAAACACCGAAACAATACGTAGAAGCGTTGGTACGTTCTTCACTCAAGAATCGAGTTGAGTATGATTTACCAGTGGACGTAATAGATATAAACGTCAGAGATACGAATGTGTTTAATTTTAACATGACATATGAAGAAAAGGTAAAGTTGTACAATATAGGGTATTTATCTCGATAATACTTTTTTTGTTAGTTTAATATAAATGACGGAGGCGTGCGATCCAGACGCCGACATCGAAAACCTCAGAAAAACTATTAAGTTGCAGACTGGGGAAGACGTTAAACTCACAAGAAAACAAATGTGTGATGCGTATGATAACATTCACGGTGGGAAGCTTCCTTTACCACCACTCGTGATGACCGCCGATCGAACGTATTTAATCGATCGTTCGTCGCCACTAAAACACCTAGATTACGAGCTACTTTTTGATTCCGCTACGAAGCGAGCCGAACTTAAACGAATTGCGCGTAAAATTGGTCTGACGTCTCAGATTGAACAAAAGACCAAAAAACAACTCGTCGACGCAATCGGTAAACGTCTCAGGTATCTGAAAGTCCGTGAACCAATTAAAATTGTGTCGAAGCGTCTCATACCCAAAGACGTACCCACCACAGCAGTGAACAACATCAACACAGCAGTGCGAAACAACACAGCAGTGAACAACCTCAACACAGCAGTGCGAAACAATAACCGCAATAATTTCAATAATAATTCGGCATTTAACAACACTGAGAATAGAAAATCAAATTTCAATAATTTTGGTGGAAACGCGAACGTGAACGCGAACCGCATCAATAACAATTTCAATAGGAATCGTGCCAATAACACGAGGGTCAATTTATCGGGTAACAAAAACGGTTTGACGTTTAAGACAAACCAGAATACCGGTACAACTACACTCAATTTCCCTAAAAAGTTGAAATTTAAACCGTCGTTCATCGCCCCTAGTACGAATTCTGGAAACCAAAATGCAGGTGGAACCAAAGTTAATTTCCCCAATAAACTGAAACTCAAACCATCGTTCATCTCTCCCAACACAGGTTCCGGAAACCAAAATGCGGGTGGAACCAAAGCTAATTTCCCCAATAAACTGAAACTCAAACCACCGGCAATGAGTACGGGTAATTCTGGGGGTTCTCAATCGGTACAGCTTGGAAACGGTTTCAAGAAGAAACCTGCGTTCCTGAATCAGGGTACAAATGCACCCACCGGTAACGCTAAGCAACCTTCGCCCGCGAATGGTCCAAAGAAGCCTGGTATGTTCAATTGGATGTACAAGAAGAAGAATGCGGCAGGTGCCGGTGCTGCCGCCGGTGCTGCCGCTGGTGCTGCTGCGGTTGCCACTGGTGCTGTTGCGAATGGTTCTAAGAAGTGTGGTATGTTCAATCGTATGATGGGTAGGTGCAAAAAGGAGTCTACGGCGAACGCGAACGCGAACAACAAGCCTGTGAACAACAAGCCTGCGAATGCAAACGCGAACGCGAACGCGAACGCGAACGCGAACGCGAACAACAAGCCTGCGAATGCAAACGCGAACGCGAACGCGAACGCGAACAACAAGCCTGTGAATGCAAATGCAAACGCGAACAAGCCTGTGAACAACAAGCCCGTGAATGCGAACGCGAACGCGAACAACAAGCCTGCGAACGTCTCCACCAACGATGTTAATATCGTAGCCAATCAGATTCTCGAGGAGATTAACAAAGATGTGAATAAAGCTGTAGTAGCTGGGGTTAACAATAATAATGGGTTCAATGCTAATGCTGAATTTAACAAGCAAATGGCATTAAGAACCAACGGGGTTAACAACCGAAAACTTTCTAAAAATAATAAAGCGCTTGTAGCGAGTGTTACCAGTGGTATCATGAATAACGTCGTGAAGAAGGATATCGCTAATAGAATAAACAGTCGTAATTTAGTCGCAGTGTCTAACAAGAAAAATCTGAATGGAAATGCCAAACTTAACAATGCGACTAAGAATATGATTCTTAGTATCAATAAGGCTACTACACTCAAGGAACTGCGGAAGATCTATCTTAAGGGTAGCCTAAAGCTTCATCCTAACAAGGGTGGAAATACGGCCGCTTTCCAGATGTTTACGAACGCTCACAATAAAAAGCTTCTGCTTTTAAATTCCGGAAATACAAAGAGTAATGTTAACTATGTAGCTAATGGAATAATGAAAGAAATTAACAAGGATGTCATAAATCAAATTAGTAATAAACCCGTGAACAACAAGAAGATACTCGCTATCGCTAATAAACCCATGAACAACAAAAAGGCTGATGTAGAGTACGTGGCCAATCAGATTCTTAAACAACTTCAAAATGATGTTGCCAAAGAAATTAGATTGGGGGGGCGTGCTGCTGAGCCTATTTACAACAACAGGGCTCCGGTGAACACGAACAATCGTAAGAATGTTGAATTCGTCGCGAATAGGATTCTCAATCAACTCACGAGAGAAGTGAAGACTGAAATCAGGAAGGGTGGACGTGCTGCGGAACCTGTTTACAACTCGAACTCGAACTCGAACTCGAACAACAATGTGAACAACAAGAAAATTAACAATCCCCTATTCGAACCAAACATGAAAAACAACCCCATTTTCAATAACAGTGTTAACGAAATACCGAAAGAGGTTGAAGCTCAAGAGAATAACGTGCGTAACATGATTAAGAACTTCAACAGTGAACGAAACTCTCTCCAAAATAAGATCACCAAAGAATTGAATCTTCGCCCCAACAACAACGGTGTGTTCCAGGAGCGAAAGGGACTCACTAAAGGTAGGATAGGTGTATGGGCCCAAGAGTTGCGAAAGGCGGAAACAATCGAAGATTTGAAAAAGATTGAAAATGAATTGAACAAAAAGGTTGAGCTTCGTAAGAATATTGAAAATAAGTATACGAAGATGGGTCTCACGAACAAGAGTGAAAAATCTATGCACCGAAACAGTGTTGTCAAATTTAAAAATGATGTGAATGCACGACGTAAAGAGATTGAAGCGTATCTCACAAAAACACCATCCGTCTCGAACAAGGGGAGTTACCAATCGAAAGTGAATCGTCTTCAGCGTGAGTTCCCTAAGGGTACGGGCCCTAACGTCCGACGAAACTGGATGAAGAAGAGTAAGATCTACACCGGTAGGATTCAAAAGGCTTCGAAATATGGTGACATGGTCAAGGCGTACAACAACGCGACTAAAAGTTTCGACAACCTAAGTAAGTCTGCTAAAAAGTAATAAATAACTAAAAATGATTCACCCAGATGACGACTGTACCGTGATTACCGACATGCCTCTCAGCGACGAGGTTGTCGATTTCATTGAAAAAGGTCTTCATCGTGATATGAGTAAGGGGGAGGTCGATGAATGGTGTGACCAAAATTTAGACGAAGTCGCGGGTATATATGAAAAGTATCGGGATACATACATGTCATATGGACAGGCGGAAATGACGCTCTTTTTTGTACAGACTATTTACGAGAGAGATGACGCGATGGAGATGTTAGGAAATTTTGTAGCCAATCAACCATTGTGATTTAAAGAAATAACCTTCCTTTAAACTAATGACTACATGCGATGTATGTTGTGAAAAATTCAATAAAATAAATCATAAAAAGGTTGAATGTCAATTTTGTGATTTAGTGAGTTGTCGATCATGTTCACAGAGATACATACTCGAATCATTCGAAGATCCTCATTGTATGGGATGTAAGACATTGTGGAGTCGAGAGTTTATAGACACGTTTTGTACCAAGTATTTTAGAAATACTGAACTGAGACGACATCGTGAGAATGTCCTCTTTGAACGAGAGAAAGCTCTCATGCCACAGAGCCAAAAGGAGGTTGAACGAGTGCTCACGATACGACGACTCCGACGTAGTGCGCGTAAATTGCGAGCTCAATTATTTGAACTATACCAGAAATACCATTTATCATTTCCAATCAATGAACGAATTATCGCAGAGTATCCAGAAATTTTAACGTTTCACCAAGAACTTGAGAATGTGTATATCGAATTAGAGCGTGTTCGAGCGATGGGCGGTCTCGTTGACACAGAAACGACAAAGTTTGTACGAAAATGTCCACACGAAGAATGTAAAGGATTTTTAAACGAGGAATATTTTTGTGGACTCTGTACCACGACATTCTGTAAAGAGTGTAATGAACCCATGACAGATGATCATGAATGTGATCCACAAGTTGTCAAAACAATCAAACTTCTCAATCGAGACAGTAAATCGTGTCCTAAATGTGGAACAGTCATACACAAAACAAGTGGATGTTCTCAGATGTGGTGTATCAACTGTCATACAGCATTTGATTGGAGAACGGGTGAAATTTCGACGGGTCGGATTCACAATCCGCATTACATAGAATTCAAACGAAAGAATGGTTCGTCTCGAGAACATGGAGACATTCCGTGTGGTGGAATACCCGGATACGGCGAATTGCGGGAAGCTGGTGCCACGAATGATCTGATACATCTGGCTGCGTTTATTTATTACTCCGATAGAGAGAATGCATACATAGATTTGGACCCGGTGGATAATCTTCATTTACGTGTCGGATACATGCTAGACGAGTTGAATGAAGATATGTTTAAGACGTATCTTCAAAGACAGGAAAAATTCAGGGATAAGATGCGAGATCTATCTCACATTTTCGAAATGTTGGTGCATTCGGGTGGAGATCTTCTTAGACAATTTATTATCGAACCCCGACGCCAACCAGAAATAACGGAGATGATCAAAAAGCTTTTCGTATACGGAAACGATGTATTCGAAGATATCAGAAAACGATACACGTGTGTGACGCCCAAAAATTTTCCTATATAACGTATAGGATGCTCATCATTTTAACTGTACTACTACTTATCATCTATATACTACCCACTTACCCACAACCAAAAGTACTTAAAAAGTTCATCACAGAGTCTGAACGCAGGTATATCATCGATAAGGCGCGTGGCAAACTTGAAACGTCTTCCATTTCTCATAACAAACGAGTAGATGAAACGATTCGCAAGAGTGAAACGGCGTGGTTGAGTCGCGAAGATCCGGTGGTTCGCGCCGTTATGTCACGATGTCTAAAGTATACAGATCGTCCAATCCTAAACTGTGAAAAACTTCAAGTTGTACGATACAAACCAGGTGGTCATTATAAACCACATCAAGATGCCTTCAAAGATGATGAAAACATGCGATTGTATACATTCATATTAGCACTCAATGACGGGTATCGCGGTGGTGAGACTGTATTTCCAAACCTAAAAAAATCGTACAAACTGAAAGCCGGTGATGCACTCTTTTTCGACACAGTGAACAATTACAATTTCATCACGTCCAAAGCTTTACATGGTGGGAATCCTGTGAAGTCTGGTGACAAGTGGATATGTAACTTATGGGTCAGGAAATATCCATACACTATTTAGTCTTCATCTTTCGGCGCTTACGGTCCTTTCGGCGACGCTTCTTCTGTTTCAGGTTTATCGTAATCTTGAGATGAATGATCATGTATGTGTTTAGATTTCATAAACTTTAATATCGTGTGACTATAGATGGAACTCCCTACGTACACGTATGATCAGATGACTCCAGAAGAGAAGCAGATTCTCACGAAAGAAATCACAGAACCCGTCGTCATACGCGGGTTGTATCAGTCTAAAGCGAGAAAGATGCCATTTGAACAGGTTACCAAGATGTTTGGCCATGTCGAACTTCCAGTCGAATTGTATGACACACCTGAAATAGACACGACGACTGCTGAAATGGGGAGTATGAGTGTTCCTGATCTCATTCGACACTGGAAAAAGAATGTAAAACCATCCATTTACTGTGCAGAGGTTGATCTTTTTGAAGAGCGTGTTTCTAAAAAACTACTCGAAACCCTGTACAATCCAAACACGAGTTCCCGAAAAGTTGAAGCGTTGATGTTGTATCTGGGAAACAATCATTCGAGTGGGTTACATTTACACGTCAATTCTGATTTCATCCTGAACCAATTATATGGAACAAAGACTGTGTACATATTTGACAATTATGACAATCCTAATATTCACAAGAATAGTGTTTTGTCAGTGACTAAATCCAATTTTGCAAAGGAGGACTTTTTCAAGATGGACCATAGCAAAATGAAAATATATAAAGTGACGTTAGGACCCGGTGATAGTCTGTTGATTCCACCTTGGTCGTGGCATGCGACACAAGGGCATGGTATTAATATGTCCATCACACAGATTTTCGAACGCAAAAATCTTTGGTATCTACTTAAGAATCCAAATTTGATTCTAGATTATTACTCGGATGAATACGTGACACAACTGGTCGTGTTACTCGTCATACTTTTCATATTCATGTATTTTAGGCGTCAATCTCACCGCGCTCAATGAGCTTCTTGCGGTTCTCTAAGTGGAGACCCTCGACCAGAGACTTGTTCTGGGCAGCGTAGGGAACGGCATAGCCTTCATCACACATCCACTTATTGACGTTGGTCCAAGTACCATCCTCACATACCCAAACCTCTGCGAGCACACGACCAAACTTACCCCTCGAATCCGCCTCGGGGCATCTGAGTTCGATTTCGATATCATCCTTCTCAGATGCGACCGCCTTCATACACCACTCCTTGAGCTTCTTCTTAGAGAG